AAAGTTTATGCGGAAATCATGGGGAATATAGAGAATTAATATTAAAACCACATATAGATAAAGATGGATATTTTCAGGTTGATTTATCTAATAAAGGTATACGCAAAAGATATTTTATTCATAGACTTGTAGCTGAGGCCTTCATATCCAATAAAAAACATTATCCAGTAGTAAATCACAAAGATGAAAATAAGCAAAATAATAATGCTAATAATTTAGAATGGTGTACAGTTTCATATAACAATACTTACGGAATTAGACTTAATAAAATATTTAAGCCAGTAATATGTATAACAACAGGCGAGAGATTTGAAAGCACTAAACATGCAGCATTAAAATACAATTTGCCTCCTACTGCAATTACAGCTTGTTGCAAGGGAAAATATTCATATAGAGGAAAAGATCCAGTAACAGGAGATAGATTAATCTGGAAATACTTAGAGAAGGTGATCTGATGGAAATACAAGATTTAGATCTAAAAACATTTATAGAAAATGAGACAGGCTGTAGATTTAACAGACAATTAAAAATCAATTCTCCTTTTAATCCATCAGATAAAACTCCTTCTTTTGCAATCCATTATGATGATAATGCTGGAAAGTGGAAATTTAAAGATTTTAGTACTGGAGAGAGTGGAGATATCATTGACTTTTGCATGAAATATAAGAACATGAATTATATGGAATCAAGACAATATCTCGGCTTGTCGGCTGAAAAAAGTGCAGAAGAATTAAATATAGAAAAAGTAAAGAAATATATTAATTGGAGTATTAATAATCAAGATTTTAGAAAAAATCAAATACTCATTGGGGTTTTCAGATTTGAAGACTCCAACAATTCAACCGTTTATTATAAGGGCAAATTCAGAAATAAAGACGGAAGTAAAGAATTGTCTTATTTCAGTATAGACAATGATGGACAGGTTAAAAATAAAAGAAATTATGACTTTGAATTGCCTTATAACCTTTACAATTCTATCAATGCTATCAAAGAAAATAAAACTCTGATATTTGTTGAAGGAGAACGTGACGTAAATAAGCTTAACCATATCTTAAGAAATAAGGAATACGTGGCTGTTTCAATAAAAAACTGTAAGGGGAAAGGTATAGATTTATTGAATGCAAGTTCAGGATCTTTAAAAATATTTGTTATTCCAGACAATGATGAACCTGGCGAAAAATATTATAAAAGAATAGAATACTTTTTTCTTTCCAAGTCTATAAGTTTCAAAAAAATAAATCTACCAGGAATAAAGCAATTAGGAAAAGGTACTGACGTAACTGATTGGCTGGATGCCGGGCATAGCAAAAAAGATTTACTTAATGCATTTGATAGGTCACTGGATTTAAAAAATAAATATGAGTTGCAGCAAGATTCTTTGGGTATTTACAAAACTATTATTAAAGACGGCTCAGAGAAAAAAATATATATGACGAATTTCAATGTAGTTGATGCCACGGCCATACATTATGTAAATGAAGACGTGGAAGGCATAAAGCTATCTATAAAAACATCATTCGGCAGCACAATTGAAAAAAGAGACTATGTAAATGTGTTTGATGATCCGAAGTCATTTAGGAACTTTTTAGGCTCCATGGACCTTATATTTAAAGGCAGAGTTGACGACTTGATGAATCTGAAAGCCTGGATAAATAAATATTTTGCCATTGAAAAATCGAAAGTCTATTCAGGTACCAGATTTGCATTTGAGGATAAACAGGTGAAGCTGGTAACACAAGATGGAATGATAACCAGTAAAGAGGTAGATCTAAAAATAAAAAGTGACGGTGGGACGGCTATTAAAATTGTAAATATAAATCCTATAGGGAAGGAAGAACTCCAGGAACTTATGAAATATTTGTTTGAGTTTGCACCAAAGAGGATAAGCTATTCGGTTGTAGGTACCATAATTAATAATCTTGCAATAGCGCAGGCCATGGAGTTAAATATTAGTTTTCATCATTTGTTACTGGCGGGTGAAAGTGGCGGCGGTAAAAGTACAGTAATGGAAAATGTTATTACGGCTATACTGAATTACCCGAAGGATGATATCAAGTCGATTACACTTACAACGCCTTTTGCTATGGAGAAAGCTTTAAGTGAAGGAAATTATTCATTACTTTTTGAAGAGTTTAAACCAAGCAAAATGAATGATTATAAGAAAAATATGATAAGTGAGATTCTGAGAAACAGCTATGATAGACATACGGTAGATAGAGGTAATAGAAATTTAAAAAGTAATACAGTTCTTGCACTTACAAGGCCGCTTATACTTGCGGGTGAAGAAACATTTGTTAATAATGAAAAAGCACTAAATGAAAGGTCATGTATTATTTATCTATCGAAAAACCAAAGGACAAAAGAGCAAACCACAGCTATGGAGTGGATAATGGGAAATCAGGATATTTTAAATAAGCTTGGCCGAAGTTTGATTGATATAGTTTTAAGTATGTCATTAGAGGAATATAAAACATTAAGAGAAAATGAATTTAGCAAAATAAAAGGAATTAAAGACAGGCCACAAAATACAGCAATTAATATCTGTACTGGAATTGCCATATTAAATAAACTACTCAACAAATTCGGATTACAGGAAATTGAAAATTATGAAAGTGTAGTTGTTTCTAATATAAGAAATGAGATACTTGACGATATGGATGATTCACTATCGGAAGTTGAAAAAATACTCAGCCTTTACGACCAGATTATAGGAGATGGTAGAATATATGAAGATAATGTCAAAAAAGCTGTACAGAGAAAAGACGGAAGTTTGTATATCAGGACCAGTGAAATGTATAATCAGATATTTTCCTATATGAAGGACATTGGGAATAAACAATCCTTGATGGAGCTAAAGGATTTTAAGAAGCAGGCTAAAATGGCAGGATATTTGTTAAAGCCGTCAGATAGACAAATAAAAATTGATAAGGTGAATATAAAGTTTGATTTATATGATGTTTCAAAAGTTAAAAAGCTGGGTCTTGAATCTTTAGCCCCGCCGGATATTTTTGAGGATGAGTGGGATAAAGGGGAACAAAAAGTCGTGTTTCCGGACAAGTTTAATAAAAAGTAACTAATTTTATAAATGGTTACCCATTGGTTACCAAAAAGGTTACCAGCTTAAAGCATTGGTATTGCTAGGTTTATATTATATATATATATATGAGTAACCAAGTAACCTAAACATATATATACACACGCGGGGGCATATACGTTCACGTGTAAAGTTGACTGCATATGTTTTTCAAAAAGGTTACCTCTTAAAAAATATATGCTAAACTCAGTAATATCAATAGCTGGAGTAGGTAACCAAATGCTTAAATTTTGGTTACCAAAAAGGTTACCCTGATAGAAAAGAGGTGTTTGCTATAAAATATTACAAAGGTGTAGAATCAAATTTATATAATTACAAAGCAATAAAAGCTGAAATTAAAAACATAGATTTAGAATTACAAGAGTTAGAGAATGAAGGTGCAGGGTGTAAAGCTATAACGTATGAAGAGAAGCCAGCACCTACGAATAAATTTAATAGCGTGGTTGAGAATGAAGCATTGAAAGCAGAACAATTAAGGAAAAGAAAACATAAGCTTGAGGTCCAACTGGAGAAAATAGATAATGCTTTGGAAACTCTATCTGATGATGAAATGAATTTGGTGGAATTAAGATATTTTAAGAAGCTGCAGTTTAAAGTTATAGCACAGATAATTGATAGGAATGAAGTATACTGCGTTTGCCTGAAAAGTAAAATAATCAAGAAGTTAATTCCTCTTATATATTTATAATAAATATTATATAAAAATATTAGATTTATATAAGATATATATAATGTGACCTGTGGTAACATAGTATCATAGAAATTATTTAAGAAGGCATCTAGTTATATAGGTGTCTTATTTATGCTAAATGTGAAAGGGGGTTGTAGTATGCTTACAAGGCCACAAGAAGAAGCTGTAACAATGTATATAGAAGGCAATACAATCTCTGATATTGCTAGGTCTTTGAAGGTTACTAGGAACACCATATATAATTGGCTTGATAAGAGTGAAGTTAAGGCTGAGCTGGACAGGCGCAAACAGTGTATCGCTACACAAGGCAATCAGTATATATTGAAGGATTTAAGAACTTATATTGACAAGATTAAGGAACTTGCTAAAGATAAGAGTGATAAAAGGGTTTGTTTGACTGCTAATAGATACTTAATTGACCGCGTGTTAGGGTTACCAACGGCTACAGGCGACGAGGATATGGACAGCAACAGCGATTCTGTAAATGAGAATGAGCTTGAAGAACAACTTAAAAGGTTTAAGAACATGAAAGTTGTTAAGTAATATATAGCTGAAAGCGTTGATATGACTTGGGTTAGAAGGTATTGAATGATTATTTACAACTTCGTTAAAACTAAATTTAGCGAAGTTAACTAAAAAAGTATACTTTAAAAGGTCCACGCCCCGCCCACCTTCTAAATCCTGGGAACGGAATCGCCCCGGTGAGCGACAACAGATTTTCTGTGATATTTTAAAAAGTCAATAGTAAATAATTGTAAATCACAGAACCCACCAGGCCTCCTAACAGTGCCCAAATGGGTGGGCATAATTTATAACGTCTATATAGCCATTTTAAGGCTGTTTTGATTTCGTTAATATTAAATATACTAATTTAATAAAATAATCGTTCTATGAGCCTGTACGGCTTTTATAGGTAAGGGTAAAACAGTAGATTAAATTCTACTGTTTTTTTAATACAAAAAATGAGAGTAGGATTAAATATGTTGGATGCTGAAACATTTTATAAGATAACAAATACCACGCAACATGCAGAATTTGAAGCTTATTTAAAAGAAATATTATTTAAACCTGAAAAACGGGAAAAATTTTACAACGCAATTCTAAAAGTGGACTGTGATGTATACAAGGACACATTTAAGGATTACTTTGAAGAATATAATGCAGAGAGGAAATCCCACAAACAGGACTATACGCCCGATTCGGTCTCTAAAATACTGGCAATGCTGACACGGAGTGACGCCGAAACATTCCAAAAGGCGGGGTATTCTGCATACGACCCAACGGCAGGAACAGGCTCATTGTTGATTCAAAAATGGAGAGACGACCAGCTTGCAGAAACCTTATGGAGTTATGCACCACATAGATATTTTTACAGAGCAGATGAAATGGCTGATAACGTCATTCCTTACTTGCTACATAATCTATGTATACGTGGTATGAATGCAATAGTAGTGCATGGCGATTGTCTTGAGGGCAGAGTCAAGCAGGTCTATTTCATACAGAATAGCAAAGACGATTTCTTGCGTTATAGTGATGTAAATGTGATGCCACACTCCAAAATGGTAGCGGAAGAATTCGAAGTAAAAGAGTGGTTACAGGACGAAATAAAACATATTGAAAGCGGGGAAGTAATATGGCATAGAGCGCTACCAATGCAAAGGAAAGCCCTGGAAATTAATCCGAATCCAATGCCTGGAGAATATTCAAACCAAAATGACCATCTGCAATTAAAAGACGTGGCAAGTGTAGAACGCTCTAAAAAAACAAGATTTATCCAAAAGGCGCAATAGTAATTCAAGTAAGCGCGACGAGGGGCGAAGTGGGCTTGCTGACATCCAGTAGTAAGGTCGGGAGCCAGTATGCAGTTGCAGAGGCGTTGCCATGGATAGACTCGGGATTCCTATTTTACTATATAAAAAGAAATATTAAAAAGCATTTGCATAAGTATCAGACGGGGCTAAATGCAACATTGGACGTAATAAAAAATATACCAATAGCTATACCGTGATAGGTGGTGATAAATTGTTCCATAGTGAAGACGAACAAAATGTGTTTTTATTGTATAAATATCTAAATAAAATTTTTGTTGAGGCTGGGGCTAGTGAAGTTGAAGCAGGAAATAAAACAGATGATATGATATTAAAACATTCAAGTAATTTATTTGGTTATAAGGGGCTCGCTTATGAAACTGGGAGAATGTCTCTCGAGTTTTTTTGTATGTATTTTTTGCAGGACACATTTTTACCCAAAGAAAATAATGCTGCTGCACCGATTGCTGATGTCCATAGAGATATTTGGAACAACATTCAGGGCTCTATTATCGGCAATGGCGAAAATCAAAGGGGCTGGATTCTTCCACGTGGCACTGGTAAATCTGCCTTTGGTACTTATGCAACAGCTTGCTGGTGCCATGCTTATGGTTTTAAAAAGTACACGCTCATTTGTTCTGATATAGGTTCTACAGCAGAGAAATTTATTAAAGATATTAAAAATACGTTTCTTGAAAATAATTATATTAAGCAGGCGTTTGGGGTTCTCTTAAACGATAAGGATAAAAGGTATATATGTAATTCAACTCAATTAGAGTTTATAAATAAAACCTTTATTGAAGCTGTTTCCTCTACATCCTCAATTCGTGGCCGTAAATACGGAAACAACAGGCCAGATTTGATAATACTTGATGATTTTCAGTCCATAGAGGATTGTCGAACTGATGATGCTAGACAGAAAAAATGGAACAGATATGCAAATGATATTAAGTTTGCAGTTCAAAAGCCTGTGATTCGTAATGGCAAAACAGTGAAAAAAGGTACAACTTTGATAGCATTGGGAACTTTGCAACATAAGGAATGTTTTTACAGCAGGCTTATGAAGCAGCCAACGTGGAAATTTAAAAATGAGAAGGGTGTTTTTATTGACGATATAGACACGTACTTTAATACTGGTCTGTGGGAGCAATTTAAAAACATCCTTTTTGATTTTAAGAATGAAACGCATCTTGAAGATGCAAAAGAGTTTTATTATAGCAATGAAACTAATATGAAATTTCCTATGTTATGGGCTGAATTTTGGGACTGTCTGGATATGGCTATGAGCTACTATGAAAATCCCGCAAGTTTTAAGCAGGAGGTGCAGGGTGACGTTGATTCTATAGGTGAAAAGTGGTTCAAAACTGTTGCCACAGAATCAAGACAAGAAATTGACACGCATAGTTTCACAAAGACAATGTTATGTATGGACCCCGCCAGTACCGATAATGGGAAATCCGATTATTCAGCTTATCTGGTGGGTTCCGAAGCTGAGAATAATTTGAAGTACGCTCGTAAAGCAGAATTAGCAAGGATAAACGCCCGCACCGATTTTGACAAGTATATTGACCATGCTATAGAACTTTTAAAAGAATATACTGATACCACCCATGTGTATATTGAGAAAAATACTTTTAATGGCGCTGATGCAAATTTGCTTGAAAACAAAATTAACGCTGATGATGTCCTGAGAGTACGAAATATTGAAATTATAAACGAGATGCAGAGAAAAAATAAGGATGATAAAATTTCAACTATCATACCTTATATGAATAAAGGACAAATAATTTTTGCTGAAGAGGATCAGGACTTTATTAAACAGATTATGGAGTTTGCGGGACAGAAATTTAGTATCCATGACGACGCTCCAGATATTACAGCGGAATTTGCAAACAGAATTGAAAATATAGAAGTTATTCGTAATGTACAACTATTCGATAGAAGAAAACTAGGAGTATAGGAGGTGATATTATGCCAGCGGATTTGGAGCTTTTAAAAAAATGTAAGCAGGATTTTGATTATAAATTACCAATATACATGAAGATGCAAGCTTATTACGATAGTCATACTGAAGCCATGGAAAACTATAAGATGATTACAAAGCGTGCCAATACGAAGGTGCGCTGTAATTTTATACAGAAATTTATTAATGAAGAGGCATCCTACTGTATGGGTAATAAAATAACATATTCTAGCCATAGCGGTAATACGGGCGTGGTTGAGGATTTGAGGTTGAATTTTAGGCACTGGAAGGAAAAACACAATAAGGAACTGTGTAAAGAGTCTTTGATTTTTAATGAAGCTTACGAGCTTTATTATATTGATTCTGACGGGCTGTTTAATAGTTTGGTTTGTACTCCATTGGACAGCTACATTCTTCAAGATGATTTTGGAAATACACAGTTATTTATTCGATTTTGGATAAAGAAATTTGACGATACACGTACTCTTTATGCTGATGTTTACACGGATTCTGATATTAGCCATTACACTGTTATAGGTGATGTGTTCAAGCCCGTAGACGGAATTAAAATTGATAGTAATGTATTTGGCAAAGTTCCAGTATCTATTGTGAAAATTGGCACTATAGATGAAAGCTTATTTTCCATATTGAAGGGCTTGCAGGATGGATTTGAAACAAATTTATCTGATATGGTGAACGAAATAAGTGATTTTAGGAATGCATATTTAATTTTCCAAAATTGCAAGTTAGATGATGAAATTAAAGACGAGAATGGAGAAACTGACTTAGACAAGATGAAAAGGCTTGGAGTTATGAGCCTTACGGGTGACAAAGCGGATGCAAAATGGTTGATTAAAGAAATTAACGACGATTTTGTCCAGAATACACTAAATACCCTTGAGGATAAAATGTATCAGCTTGCCAGTCACATTAATAACAATGAAAAACTTGTAAGTAATACAAGTTCGCTAGCTTTAAGAAATAGATTGATAGGGCTTGAAGAAAAATGCACAAATAATATTCAGGCCCTTGTGGATGCCATAAAGGTACGGTTAAAGTTTCTTTTTATATACTTGAAAATCAAGCAAAATAAGAATTATGATTGGAAGGATATAGATATTAAGATTGTGCCTAATATACCAACTGATGATTTAATGATAAGTCAGATAATAAGCCAGCTTAATGATAAGCTTTCAACTAGGACTGGATTAGCGCAATTAAGTTTTATTGACAATCCAGATAACGAAATGAAACAAATTGAGAAGGAAGAAAAGGAAAGTGAACCAGGGTTGGATTTAGATAAAATAGGTGATAGCAATGTACAGTGAAGATGAGGAATTAGAATTTATTAACGGTTTATATGATGATGCTAATGAACAAATGCAGGAAGTTTATCGGGAGGATAAGGAAAATCGGGACAGCTTATTAATTGAGATTGCAAAAATATTGCTTATTTATGAAATAGTTGACAGCGTGATGAATATGGCCCGTAAGGAGATAAAAAGGGAATATGCAAAATTCTCAAAAATGATTAAAAATTTCTCTAAAAAACAGGCAAAAAATACTGAAAAAATTATGAATACTATATTAAACGGTACTGTAAAAAATACCTATGATTTTTATAGCTACAATGCTGGTTTAAAGGATGTGCAAAAAATAGTTGATGCCAATTTTAGGGGTAAGCATTTTAGTACTAGAATTTGGGATAATGAGGGTGAAACATCTAAGGTCCTGCATAAAAAAGTGAATGACTTCTTGCATGGAAATATAAATGTGAATGTAATTAAAAAGGATATTGAGAAGACTTTTGATACCAGTGCCTATAATGCTAGAAGACTTGTAGAAACGGAAGTAAACAGATGTGAGGATGCGGCTTTTAAGAGATTCTGTAGAGAAACAGGTGTTAAGAAAGTTAGGCGGAATGAGGTAATGGATCGGAAAACATGTTCTATATGTCGGCCACTTGACGGGAAGATATATAATTTGAAAGACGCGCCAGGTCCGATCCATTCGCTGTGCAGAGGATTCAACACCATAGAGGAATAAAATTAAAGTCTTAAAAATAAGGCTTTTTTATTTTATAAAAATTATGTGCGTTCTTAGTTCATAAGAGTTAAGAGGGCGTAGGAGGTATAAAAAACATGAAAAAAAGTGAATTAATAGAATTACTAAAAAGTAACAAAGATGATGAAGATATTGACGAGATTTTGAAAAATGCTGAACCAGTTAAGGCGCTTGCAAATAGCGGTTTAACTTTGGATGCTTTTAAGACAAAATTGGAAAGTGATGCAGAATTTAAATCCTTTATGGATTCTGAAAAAGATAAACATCTCCAGAAGGGTATTGATACTTTTAAGACCAATAATTTACAAAAAATAGTTGACGAGGAATATAAGAAACAGCATCCTGA